AGATTGATAAGCCTGTGCCAGCAATAGAACTAGCGACACCTGGCGCATTTGACGCACCGCCTGCACCGACAGTAACCGTGTATGTCACACCTTTCGTCACCGCCATTGCTGTTTCGGCTGAACCGCCACCACCAGAGTTCTCGCCAACCACTGATGACCGATAGCCACCAGCACCACCACCGCCACCGTTGTAAGTAGCGCCATCAGAATCGCCGCCACCACCGCCACCAGCGATAACCAGATACTCAATCGTAGAAGGGACTACAGGACCGCCACCGCGAAAAAATATGGCTGCTGACGCGCTGGTGAAATAGACGACACCGCCCTCCCATTGCGCCAACGTCGGAGCCGTACCAGCAGAAGAGTTCAACGTGAGACCAGCACCAGCAACAACCGTTTGCGTACCAGCACCGATCGAATGCAACCATAAAGCGTCACCAGCATCGAACACTGAGTTCGGCACCGTAACAGTTCCAGCACTAGCCATGTTCTGAACACGACGCTGACCCTTATCGCTTGCCTGCAAAGTGTAAGAAGCTGTCCCGGTTGTGACCGCCATGTTGAAGTCGTTCGCCTGAAGCGTGGACATCTGGGCACTAGTGAGCACCTGCCCTGTTGAAAAAGTTTGCTTGGCCATATGCCAGTTATCCTAGCCCAACCTCAGCGTCGTCAAGTTCACTCGTATCCAAAATGAACTGGGTCAACAGTTGGGCTTGACCGAGACCGAGACGAACCCGATGGAACCCTGGCGTAATCTCATGAGACAAGCTCTCCACGAACATAGTTTTCGTAACCGTCGCAGGAGACCCAGTCGTGTACGTCTTAGTGATCGCAACCAAGTCACCGATGTCGAGCGTGGACACGGCTTGAGCGTCAGCCAAACTCAACCCGTTCAACGTCACCCCAATCTCGTTGAATCGGAACACCGGGTCTTTGTATTTGGCCAGCAGGTTCGCAGCCAACGAATCCCCAGCAGCCTGACCATTCAACGGCACGTCATTCAAACTGAGGTTGCTGATACCGAACTGGGTCGTTGATATTGAGTCAACGGCTGTGGATACTGCGAACCCTTGCACCCCAACCTGAATACTGTTGTAAAGCGTCTCAGCCCCATAACCAACCGACAGTTGCTGATACGCAATTTCAGGGCCGACCGTGTCACTGAACTGGATGTTGGCGGTACCGAACGAGAAAGACACACGAGGCTGAAAGACTGCCGTACCGCCACGGTTCACAAAGAACCGCCCATCCTCAGCCAACACGACTGCGTCGATTGCCGACTTGACGTTGGTGTTGGCGTCATAGGCGACGGTGCCGAGTGTTGCGATACCTGTTTGGATGTCGCGGTTTGCGGTACTGAACGCAACTTCGGGGCGGTCAAGAATCGTGTTGACCCGGTCGGAGGTCAGTTCCGCTGAAGGGTTGAACCCGGTCAGGTTGGTGCGAGCCAACGATGACAGGTCATCAACACAAGTGACAAGAGCGAACGAGTTGTCTGGCTGCTGGTAGTCGATGTCAAGGTCGTTGACACGGCCAATGAACAACGGTTCTTGTCCTGCGGTACCACCATAGATTTGCACGAAGTGTCGTGGAGCGATACCAGAAGTTCCCAAGAAGTATGGGGAAGCGGTATTGGCTGGGTCAAACGAACGATTTGACGCCTTGTCGTCCAGGACGATGGTTGCCTGTCCGACGTTCATGGAGTTCAACTGGTTTGCACGACCACGCTGGATGCCTACGCTGAGCACGTATTCGGTGACGTCAGCAAAATCTGTGCTCCCATCAAGCACATCTGTGCCGTTGAGCGTGGATGTATCAAGTGTGAACGCATCCTGGAGAAGTCCAGTGTCCAACAGAACCTTGTAGGTCTGACCCCATAACGCTGTCTTGGCCATCGGTTAGACCGCGTAGAGACCGTTAGAACGCGCCAAGATGTCAAGATAGTCCTGAATCTCCTGCGCAACCTGCAACGGATTCACGATGCTCGAGTTCACTGTAATCTCCACCTTGTCGGGCAGAGTGCGTTGCCCGCCACCGCCTCTGCCGCTCTGCGCTCCAGGTGTTTGAACAGCAGGCACCATCGGGATGAGTCCGACTGCAGGACGGTTTGATGAAATCTTTGGGAACTTCTTGATGCTCTCAGCCAACTCATCTAACGCAATCCTGTAATCATCCAACGCAGTTGTCTGAGCTTTGAAAGATGCTTCCAACTCGTTGTTGGCTTGTGTCTGCTGACGTGTGGCCGTGTCCACCGCAAGCTGCAACGGCAACAACTCCTCATCACCCTGACGCAACCCATCGGTCGCAATACGCAGATTCCGTCGAGCCTCAGCCAACCCATTAGCCGTCTCAATCTGGCGATCCTCAGAGTCAGCAACATTGAACTTTGCCTCAGCCAAGTCAATCTCGGCCCGGCGAATCTCATCAGCCGTGGCCTCGGGGTCTTTGCGAATCTCAGCCAACTTTCGCTCCGCATCACGAACCGCAATGATTGACTCTTCGTGACTGAACTTTGAACGGGCAACACCACGTTCAGCAGCCGCCACAGCACGCTGAGCTGCAGCAATGTCCTGCGCCGACCCACCCTGCTGAGCCTTTACTAACGCATCCTGCGCCTTCTTCAAAGCATCGTTGGCATCGACAACAGACAACTGTGCATCGCCAACACGCTTCTGAGCTGCCCCGAACGAATCCGACGCACCCTGCGCCCGCTTCAACACTGACGTGAACTCGGCAATCTTTTCTTTGGCTGTCTGCACAGTCTTCGCTGCACCGCCAGTCTTCTGCTCAAACTGACCCGTCTTGAATGTGGTGACCCCATAGGCACCGGCCAAAGCCTCGAGCCGGTTGGTCTGAGTAGCAAGCACGTTGACTGATCGCGACAGACTTTGGTTCAGCAGTAGGACTTCGCCAGTCAGGTAGATGAACGAGCGACCTGCTGCCCGAACGATGCCATCCGCACCAGCTACAGCCGATTCCACCTTCTTGGTTGCCTGCTCAACTGCGAAGAGCTTTTGCGCTAACAGCACCGCACCCGCAGTCAAAGCCGAGAAAGCAAGAACAAAACCTCCGATGCCACTCGCTGTTATCGTCCTGCCTAGCAAGCTGGTTGCTACTGCTGCAGCGGCGGTTGCCACCGCATAACCCTTCATAGCAATACCGAGAAAAGTCATCGTCCCTGTAAAACTGATAGCCGTTATCACGAATGCCGAGAACACAGTTGCGTTGTCCTCAATGAGTTGAGCCAACCTTGTCAATACAGGAACGACAGCAGAAATGGCAGGCAGAAGTCCGACACCGATTGCTTCCCTGGCTTCCGAAATACTGTTACGCAGAATCTTGAGTTGACCAGAGAGGGTACCTGCAGCCGAAGCAGCAGCACCCGTGAAGGTGGAGTTCAACTCACCAAAGACCTGATCCAACGACTGGCCTTCTTTGATGTTGTCGCGCAACGCAGGAACCAACGCAACCAACGACCTGAAGTTGTCCACATTCGCACGAGCCAACGCATTCGCAACCTCAACCAACGGTGCTCCTGTAGCGGCGGCAATGTTTTGCGCAAGAATAACTTGCTGCTGAGCCTTGCCAAGATCACCGGTGGCCCGAACCAAGCCCTCAATTGACGGACGAAGTTCGCTGTCCGTGAACCCCGTCAACCTTGACTGAGCCTTGATGAACTGCTCAGTCTGGTCAACAGCAGCGGTCGTAGCACCGACCACGTTCTGCAAGGTCTTTGCCAGCCTGGCTTGTTCGGCTTCATCTTCAATCGCAGCTTTGGCTGCCCCGGTTGCAAAGGCGGTTAGACCCGCAAAGGCTGCTGCAGAAGCCAGGGCAATCTTTTGGAAGCCAGGGACAAGTTCGTTGACTTTCTTATTCGCATCGCTGAAAGCGTCAGCAGCAATCCGACCTGTTTCACCGAACGCTTTTTCAAGGGCCGATGTGTCGGCGAACAGCTTGACAATGAATGAGCGGTCAACGGCCATGACGACCGATTCTACTCAGTTGTCGAGTAGCACTTTTCTCATCTCCTGCCAACGCTCAGAGAACTTCTCCAATGCTTCCTGCTCAGACAATCCCTCATAGCGGTTGTCTGGTGATGGTGTCGTCCACCATGAAGGATTCACTGCGGCAGGCATCGCAACCTTTACGCGCTTCGTGTTGCCGTGACGTGCCTTGACCTGCTCGATGCTTGGGGCTTCAAAGGTTGAAGGCAACTCAAAGTCATCAAAGACCTCTGGGTCAAGTCTTTGTCCGTGTTGAATCAGTCGAGCGGGAAACATGCCTGGCGCATGTTGAGGCAAGTAGAAGATGCGTGCCGGGTCTTTGGTGGCTGGGTCGCCAACGATGTTGATTCTTTCGTGCAACCTCGTCCACACATGTGCCCATTGGGCAGCGGCCACTGGTTTGCTCAAAGGTAGAACGAGGTGCCAGTGAGGATCGTTCGGTCGATGCGACCAGGTGGTGTAGGCGTGATACTCCAAGCCGTCCAGTCGGGCGTGGTCAAACGCTTCACTGTCCATGTCAACGACGAGGCAGGTGACTGCTGCGACGTTGGCGTTGCCTCGGGTGGTGCCAGGTGTGTAGATGACCGGGGACCATAGGGCACGACGGTCTTTCTGTTTGTTCTCTTTGCTGACCATCAGCAGCGTGGACAGCTGCTCCCAAGATGTGGCAAGCGGTTTGGGGATGACTGACTTGACGTAGTCAAATCTGACTGCACGAATGTTGTCGAGCATGGCGGGCTCCTCTGTTGTCTACCTCAACCCTAGCGGGCAGGCTTCCCGATTCCAAGCATTGCCACGACATCGTCAATAGCCTGCACATACTCCTTGGCAATGTACGACCTTGAATCTCGGACGGCCTGCCAGAAGAAGTAGCCCTGGCGACCACGATGGCGCAAGAACTGTTGGGTGGTCTTACGACGACGACCACCGAACTCGGCACCGAAGAACACGTCGCCGTAGGTGACTTTCCGATCAAAGCCTTTGATGCCAGCCGAAGCAAGCCCTGGTCCTTGACGGCCCAACCCACGGGTTTTGTTTGACCGAGACTTGGATACGAACGCCTTGTTGTGGTCAAGTTTGATGGTCGGCAGTCGGTCTCGTCGAGCACGCAAACCTCTCACCACTTGGCTGGCTTGCGAGTGGCCGGATGAACCGTCTCGTGGTTTGCCGTGCGGTGGCTGCGCGTTTGCGTTGACCTTCGCACGGTCAACTATTTCTTGCGCTATGGCCTGAGATGCCTTCTTCATTTCCTTGGCGAACAGAGGACTCTTCTGAGACAGGTCTTTCAGTTCCTTCAACAACTCGTCGTAGTTGATGACAAAGACAACGTCTGACCCAGGGCTTCGTTGACCGGTAGAAGTTTTGAGGCGGAACGGGGTGACCATGTCAACGAGTGTAGGTGGTATTCGGATTCTGCTTGACGTGTCTCCAACGCAGATACGCAAACATGGTGTAAATCATTCGTGGACTTTCAGTCATCAACACTGACGGGGCGATGCCCGTTTCAACCGCCAAATAGGCGATCACCCAGTGTGCTGACTGCTCTCCAAAGGGACAATCTTGTTGTCCTCCGATTCTCCCAGGCTGACCATGTCAACACCTTCACGCCAAACCTCGAATGACAAGTTGTGCAGTTTGTTGCGTTTCTCACAATGCCATGCCAACCAGCCGAGGTCTCGTATCTTCATCTCGGCTTCTATCTTGGCCATGGATGTGTTGTGGACTTCTTCGAATGCGCAGAAGTCTGCGTATTGAACAACAGATAGTCGTTGGCTTCCGTCGCTTGAGTGAACGGTCAATCCAAGTTTCATTTATTACCTCCGCAGGGTGAAGTGATTAGAACTAGGCGCCGACGCTCTTGGTGATTCCGCCCGAGATTGGGAACGTGACGTCTGCGGTGGCGAGTTCGCCGACTGCACCGTTCACTGGTGTCCACTCGGTCACGAGCACGCTGAACGTGTAAGAAGGGTTGGCCGACGAAGCAGCAGCAGTTCCGTTTGGCTTGACGATCATCGTGACTGCGGTTGAGCCGACGAGTGGGAAGAACAATCCGTCAATGGCGTTGTAGTCGTTGTGAACCGACAAGGTCACTGAGTTGTCAATCAAGCCGGACACGCGGGTCACAGCCGACGATCCGAATGCGGTCGTTGCAACTTCGGCAGCGGTTGTCGAGATGGTGATGCTCGCACAGTTGGCCGAGATGTCGGTGCCGTTGAACGAGATGTTTGCATCTTTGAGAACTAGCTTTGCCATGATTACTTGTCTCCTGCCTTATCGGCTGTTGAGGATTTCTTGGAAGATTCTGCGACTGGCGTGATGATGCCTGCTGCAATCAACAACTCTACATTGTCAATCCCGCTTCCGTCCACATGACCGCCGGGCTTTACGCCGCTAACTGGGAACGGGCCGGAGACAAGGTACTTTGCCATGGTCTAAGCGTACACCGTGACCTTGAAGTCCATTGTCAGATACAGCGTGTCGTTGGCGTCAAGGCTGGTGAAGTTGCTGGAAGAGCCAACAATCAAATCATCGCACACACCGCCCAAAGTTCGATCGGCTTCAATAGCGGCACGAACGGACTGTGCGCCGCTGAACGCCGTGTATTTGTCCAACTCGTCCTGGGCAACACGTTCCGATTGGCGATACACAACGACCGTAACCGTGAAGTCCATGACCACACCACCGCTACCCATGCCGGTCTGGTGGTATCGAATCTCGTCAAGGGTTGGGAATGCGAACGGTGGGTTCACCTGATCGGGTTGGTAGTCAAACGCACGCAACCCTGGGATGGTTTCAATCCGAACCTTGAGTCCGTCTTTGACTTGGCTTGGTGTTGCAGGCATCAGGCAAACATCCGCATCCGTCGATACGGCTCAACCAACTGAGCCATGTCAGGGTCAAGGAATCGAGAGACACGAATAGCACCCAGGTCACCGAACCCGGCAACACCGAGAGGACTGTCCAACCGTTTGAACAATCGTGACGCCTGGATGATGCACG